TAGTTCTCAGTCTATTTCTTCATCTTCTTTATCATCTATATCTACTAGTAGTTCTTCCAGTTCTTCCAATTCTTCCAGTTCTTCCAGTTCTTCTAGTCAAAGTAGTATTAGTTCATTATCATCTTCATCGACTTCTATGAGTAGTAGAAGTAGTATTTCCATTAGTTCCAGTAGTGCTTATTCTTCTGAATCTTCACAATCTTCTACATCATTATCTTCACAATCTTCTACATCATTATCTTCACAATCTTCCAGTTCATTATCATCAACATCATCTTCATCGTCTTCATCGATATCTTCCTCATCATCGATATCCTCTTCTAGTGAATTACTATCGGAATTAATCGATGGTCGAGATTGGGAGATTAATATCACCCAAGATTACACACAAGATAGAAAAGCAGAAAGATATTATACTTGGACTGGGGGTTGGCCGAATTATGCCGCAGATCCGACTTATCATTCATTGCCTAATGATATAGATTACGAAGGGATTTATGAAACATGGAAAATTACACCGGCGCATAATGAACCACCTACGATAATCGATGAAGATTGTGGTGCGCCTTATTGCATATTCGGAAATAGATGTGGTAATCAACCTACTGAATATTATTTGAAATTTGAATGGTTTTTATATTCATTTCAAGGAGATAACCCGGAAACTTCCAGTGAAGAAAGTCAATTTGGACCTGATCCAGATCCAGAGAACCCATATGTATGGAAGTCAGAAGGTTATGCTTTGCAACCCCATTATCATCCTAGTACATGGATACTTGGATATGAATCCCCGGCGACATGGGAATGGATTGTTAATTTAAGTGAGGATGATTCTCAAGAACCATTGGGTTCTTACTATTATAAATGGCGGTGGCGAGATTATTTATTAGATGGTGAAGAATTGGGATACGCACAATCTATATTCCCCCTTTATCCAAATGGTCAGCCAAGGGGATTTTCATATTCTACTGTTAATGGAGAACTTATATCGACATTGGCATGCACTATTACAACTTCTCCAGCGGATAGTGAATATTCATCATATGAATCAGAATCATCGGGAGGATAAAAATTGCTTTGCAAAATGGAAGAATTTGAAAAAGATAAGTGGTATTGTCCAATATGTGATCCATGCAAAGAATTTGTAGCACCATTCAAAATAATTCGTAAGTGCAATGATTACAATAAGCGAATAGAAAACTTATTGAATAACATGCAATTGGAACATGAGGATAAAAATAATCTTCCTCATGCAGAACCTTTGAAATTAGATTATGATTTAATGGGGATTTCCATGCGCATTTTGGAATGGACCCCAAAAATGGTATTCGATTGCATAGGAGAAATTTTCAGATGGGCTAAGGCTGGCTTTCCATTAAGAACAGATGAAGAAATCGAAAAAATCGAAAAAATTTGTCGTGATTGCACTGGGGATTATAAGGTGGAGACTATACAATGTCCCGTATGCCGATGTTATATAACGTCTAAGTCAAAAGCAAAAATTATGCATAAAGCACGGTTGGCGACTTCGTATTGTCCCCGCCTGCTATGGGGAAAACAATAGGAGAACGACAGGGATGGATAGAAATGAATGTGTTTACTTAGGTGATGGATTAGGCAATGGTAAATACAAGTGTAGGATTTTCCAAGAATGCACAAAGACCAAAGCAAGGCGAATGGGGCCTGGAAATGCCTGTAAGTGGTGCAAGCACAAATTGCTTCTAGAAGATGATAAATTTTCTAAGAAATGGTCAGATAACCTTTATATCACAGATAAAGAAAAGCAAGTTACTGAATCTTTGCGCAATTTGTTGGAAGGCAAAAGTGCATTTCTAATCGGTGGTGGACCATCAGCAAACGACTTGCCATTAGAACGACTCAACGACCGGGGCATCTGGACAATGACTATTAATAATGTGGGAGCTCATCCACGTTTTCGTCCTAATTCTTTTGTCTGCTCCGATCCCCCCTTGAAGTTTCACCATAATATCTGGTTAGATCCAGGTATTATGAAATTTATTCCTACCCCGAAATTAACAGGTAACCGAGGCATTCTTAGGCGCAAGAAAAAAGATGGGACATTTGAACAATTGGAAAGACGAACTCATCAAATGCCTAATGTATGGGGATTTAAGCGCATAAGTGAACTAATACCTAATGAGTTCTTCTTTTTGGAAGATGGTGCTTGTTGGGGCAACCACAAGATGGGAGCTGATAGACATAAGCAGCCTAAGACAGTTTGCACATTTCTATTAGGAATTAGACTACTTTATCATCTAGGCATTCGTCAAATTTACTTAGTGGGGGTGGATTTTTACATGACCCCGAAATTAGGGTATTCTTTCGAGCAAGCACGCAATGAAGGTGCTTCCGCTAATAATAATCGACAGTTTGCTAATGTGAATGGTTGGTTATGTGAGATGATGGAAAATGGAACATTCAAGAAATTTAACTTAACGATTTACAATTGTTATCAGAGCAGTGGTTTACGTGCGTTCCCTTATGTTCCATTCGAGGATGCTTTGAAAGAAGCAAAAATGGGAATAGATGAGAAACCTGATCTTGCTGGCTGGTACGAAAAATAGGGAGAAGGACAATGCTTTTCGGAGCAACGCAAGGAAAGATATGGGGAACTACCCGTCCCATATTTCATGGTAATAATGTTGAATGTCATTTAATTCATTTCAATAAGGGTGGGTATTGCAGTCAACATACTCATAATTCTAAATTCAATCGTTTTGTAGTGTTGAATGGTGTATTGCGCATTTCTCAGTGTGTGAATAAAACAGTTGATAAGACTATTTTAGAGGAAGGGGATATATGTGATATCCCACCAGGTATTGAGCATAGATTCGAAGCCTTAACTGATGGATGTGCATTGGAAGTATATTGGGTAGAATTAGATCCTAATGACATAGACCGCCATGGGTCAGTGGGTGGTGAAAATTTTATAGGAGCCCCAGAATGATTCCTAGTTATACATTAGTTTGTGCTGTTGACAGAAAGCATCTTGAGCAACTAAAGTTGGTATGGCCTACTTGGAAACGCCATAAGTCGACGTTACTAAAGCATCCGATGTTGATATTCTTTGATAGATTTAGTCTCCATTCTTATGAGATATTTGAGGCCATTGACCATCCGAATTTAACTTGCATACCTTGGCCACCAGGGGATAAACCTTATCCTAGATTAACAGAAGAAAAGTTTGGTAATCCACAAAGGTATAAAATGTTGGCGGGATTTGTACATGTTCCAGCCATGCATGTCAAGACTGATTATTGGCTCAAGTTAGATGTGGATACGGTTGCTAATGGACAAGATGATTGGATTTCTGAAGATTGGTTTAATGGCACGCCGGCAATAATTGCTCAGCCATGGGGATTTACTCGACCCAAGAACCAGATGCAATTATTGGATAGGTGGGCGGAAGGGTGTGCACACTTAAAATTCAATTCTGAGCCATTGCGCTTACCAATAGATCCAGACGCTGACAAATTGTCTCATAAGCGCATAATTAGTTGGTGTGGACTTTTTAATACAAATTTTACTAAAGATTGCTCTAGATTTGCGGAAGAATCATGTGGGGAAGGCTTCTTGCCTGTTCCTTCTCAAGATGGGTATATGTGGTACATTGCGACACGATTAGGCATGGAAATTAAGCGGCCACAAATGAAAACTAGAGGGTGGGAACATTGGACAACCATGGAAAACATACGAAAAGCAGTTGCTAAAGCATTAGTATGAAAAAGAATTTAGTTTTTTTACACGTTCCTAAAACGGCTGGCACTTCTATGCAAACGCTTTTGCGTCTTCGTGGTGGCAAGCATATTATGGATGAGGATTTTGATTTTGAAAAGATGAATCACATCGTTTTCATTGGTTCTCCGGATATTGATTTCATGCTCAGAAGAACGAATATCGATAAGAATTGGTGGAAAGATTCTTATAAGTTTGCATTCGTGCGAAATCCATGGGATAGATTAGTTTCTTGTTATCATTTCTTTTGTCGTATTCGTTTATCTCGGGATAGAGTATCTAATCCTTGTTTGAAAAGTTGGAAAACTTTTATACAAAGAGTGGTCATTGACCATGAATATTTAGGCGTATTGAAAATGTCGACTTCCAAAAGTCATTTTCAAGCCATTTTGCCTCAGGTAACATGGCTGCGCCCTTATATTGATTTTATAGGTAAGTTCGAGAATGTGAATGAAGATTGGGCGAAATTGCTTGAAAATGTAGGTCTCGAATTTGAGCCGTTGCCTCATGTGAATGTGTCGGTTCATAAACCGTACCGAGAATACTATACTAAAGAAATCAAAGATGCTGTTACCAAATTTTATGAAGAAGATATAGATACTTTCAAGTATACTTTTTAGGAAGATATAATGGTGAGTAGATTTTTACGTCGTAGTGGTGTTTCCGCCGCATTGGAAGTGGCTCGGCTAGGCTGGCAGCCTACTTGTGTTATTCAAGTTGGAATAGGATTTTACCACCAAGAAGTGGATGTAATGAAAGAAGAATGGCCGGATTGTGAATTCATTGGTTTTGAGGCCTGCACTACTTCTTATAACAAGATATCAAATTATCCTGGAACTTTGATTAATAAGGCAATAGCGGATAAACATGGGGTAATAGATCTTTATGTAAAACCTAATCATAAAGATGGTTCTTCGGTATTAGAATTTCCTGAGGAAGTCCGTCATAATATTCAAAAAGTAGAAGCAAGTACTTTAGACAATGAAATTGGTGATCTAACTGGCAAAGAAGTTATGCTATGGTTGGATTGCGAAGGCAGTGAACTTGCAGTTCTCCATGGTGCTACTAGGATTTTAGAATATACTACCGCTGTTAATGTGGAAATGACACCAAAGCCACCTAGCCCTACTTGGCCATCACCAGGGGAAGTCCATGATAAATTAAGGCAAGCAGGTTTCTACCGCTCATGGGTTCATACAATGAAGGGTGGACAATATGATGCCTTATATACTAAACCTTCAATATTTCAATCTCAATATTGCATCTGTCCGTATACGGTAAAAGAGTTCGAGGAAGAACAAAATGTTAAGTAAAAGAATTTTCTATTTAATGAGCGGCCCCGCTCATTTGCCCTACCTCTTGTGTTCACTAAAGACATTGCGCCAGCAATATCATGGTGAAGTGGTAGTATTTGCTTGGAAGGAATCTTTAGATATTGTTAAGTTAATTGCTGAAGATAAAAATCTCAATATCCAAGTAAAGTCCCGGGAACCGGCGCATCGGTTAAAAAATGCTCAATTTATGGATAAAATAGAATTGGCGAAAGACCAATGTGGAGAACGTGATATTCTTCTATATTTAGACGCTGATACTACTATTCATTCCACTAGAATAGTTGAGTTATTCGATGCTGCTGAGAAAACAGGTTTTGCTGGTACCAGATTTAATAATTGGACAACTAATACAGGTATCATTGCAAATAGGTTAAAAGATTTGCGCCAATACAAGCGCATCCACCAAAAGGTAGTGGAAGAACTGTTACTTAACCCATGGCCGTCTGTAAACGGTGGTGTATGGGCTTGTAGACCCGACACCCCAGTTTTGCCCGTCTGGTCGGAGTGGACGAACGTGGCTCGGAAATTATTTATTGCTGATGAAGTGGTTTTGCACACGCTTATGCCATTATTTGCCCCTAGCAAATTATTCGTCATGTTGGGAGAGCAAGGGGAATTCAATACCAGTCCGAAATTTATAAGTAAGATACTACCTGAAAAAGATGTCGTTGTAAAGCATTATCATGGTGATAGTAATGTGCGTATTGATAAGTCTAGAGTAGGCTATGATTGGTGGTGGCCTATTTTTCAAAAGTGTTTAGACGAAAATACGGGCAATGTAACCGAATGGATTAGTCTTATTCAAAATAGGTGGATGGATAAACTAGAAGAATTCTTATCAATAAAGAAACGATATCGAGGATAAATCATGGTTAGAGAATTAGGATTAGAAGGGGATTTCAAATTTACTAAAAATTGGTTTCTAAATAGAAACTATCCTACATTCCGTAATTTTATCTTGCCCAGGTGGCAAGATGTTCCGGCTACTTATTTGGAATTAGGAGTATTCGAAGCACAATCTTTGTGCTGGATGTTGCGGTATGTTCTTACTCATCCAGACAGCCGTGCGGTGGGGGTTGACCCATGGTTAATGACGTCGAAATTGAGTGAAGAGGACATGCTCGCTGTAAAAAATCGGGCATTCTATAACACTAAAGAATGGCAACATTCTGGGAAATGTCAATTGGTGCGTGCTGTTAGTGCCGAAATATTCCCTAGGATGCGGAAAAGAATGGGGTATGCTGGAATTAAGAAAAATTCTGTTGATATTTGCATGATTGACGGAAATCACCATGATTATGCTGTTTTTGATGATGCAAAAAATGTGCTTACTCTCATGAAGAAGGGTGGGTGGATGATCTTTGATGACGTAGATAATCGTATTAAAAAAGATAATCATGTTTTAGAAGGATTGACAAAATTCTTGGAAGTTTATCATGATCGTGTTGATCGTGTTTTCAAGCATAATTTTGTTGAATGCTTTGAGGTACGGTAATGGCAAATTCTAGGATAGAAGCCCATTTCGAAAAGATGCGAGAAATTGCTGTCAACATGATTAAAAGCATCTGTCCAGATCCTAAATTTGGGTGTGAAGTTGGAATATGGAAAGGATTGCTATCTAATAAGCTTCTATCTAATTTCCCTAATATGGAATTGTATATGGTTGATGCCTGGCTCCCACAAAGACGACCATGGAATCAGCAAAAAATGCTCGGTATAATGAAAGACGCCTACGAAAATACAGTTTCTTTTCATAGGCGCAGAATTATATTGGTAGGAAAATCAACACAAGTTGTTCACTTAATCCCAGATGGGGTATTAGATTTTGTTTATATCGATGCCGATCATTCTAAACAATCTGTTCTAGAAGATTTAGACCATTGGTATCCTAAAGTTCGTTCAGGTGGGTTCGTAGGTGGACATGATTATTTAGCCAGGTATAAAAAATTTCCTGGCTGCACAGAAGCAATAAATGAATGGACAAAAAAGCATGAATATTCTTTCACTCATAATTTAACTAATTGGGGATTTCAGAAAAGATGACCATGAAAATTATAAACAAGGGCTCATTTAGAATCCTGGCAAAATGGATAGAAAATTTATTTTCTCAAGATGCACAATTAATAGGGGCAGAGGTAGGTGTATTGCGGGGGGAACTATCTCAATACTTATTGAATAAATTTCCTTCTTTATTTCTATATATGATTGATTTTTACTATCCCGAATTTACGAATGGATCTTGGGAACAAGAAAAAATCAATGTTGCTTTATGTGAAGCCCATACTCGAACAGTGGAGTACTGGGAACGCAAATTCTTAATGATTAGTGATTCTAGTATCGCGGCGCAACATATCCCAGATGCTTCCTTGGATTTCGTTTATATTGATGCTGGTCATTCTGCTGCTGACGTATGGAAAGATCTTAACAATTGGTATCCAAAAGTCAAGCCAGGTGGTTTGGTAAGTGGGCATGATTATAATGGAGTAGGTGATAGAAAAGGAAAATTTCAAGTCAAACCTACTGTCGATAAATTTGCTAAGCAACATAATTACGAAATTACCACTGGCGGTCATCTTGTCTGGTTATTCGTAAAACGGGAGAACGAAGATGATCGATTACGGACAGATACAGTTAGCGAGTCCACCATTAACTGGTGCTGATTGGTACGTCCAAGCCTGTCAATTAGCTGGTCTAGGGCCGGCTTTTCATGAGAAGGCTTTTACACCATGGGAGAGCACGGAACAATCTAACGCTTTGCGGTTTACTTTAATTCGAAATCCATACAATTGGCTGACGGCAATATTCGAAGCTGGAGAAGAATTAAATGGTCATATGCTGCCTTTTTATTCTAAAAATTATAATGATTATGAAAGTTTTATAGAATCTTACCTTAATAACTGTCCTGGGGCTCTTGTGGAACTACACCGAAAATATGTGGCAGATATTACCCACCGATTCGAGGATCTTCCATGGTCTTTTATAGAAGTTGCGGATTTATTTGGGATTTCCCCGGTGCTCTTGGACAATATAAAAAGGAATAATCCAAAGTCAACTATAACAAGACAATTGCCTAGGCGTTTACGTTTAGACATTCTAGAATGTGAAGAGGAGATCTTTATTAATTATGAATATTTCTGAGATAAATTCAATTTTCCATAGAAGTATTATAATGATTCCATGTCGCATTGAAAGTTCTAGGTTACATAGGAAAGCATTATTAGATTGTGAAGGAAAGACTTTGCTGCAAAGAACGTATGAGCGGGCGCAAGGTTCCCTTGCTTCTAAAGTAATGGTAATTTCGGATTCACCAGAAATTCAAGATTACTGTAATGTTCATAGAATGAATTTTCTTAAAATAGAAGGGGATATTCCTAATGGAACCGTGCGGTGCTCCCATGCCATTAGTAAAATAATGTCCATGGGAAAACAATATGATATCGTAGTTAATTGGCAAGTCGACGAACCATTGATTTCTTTTACCGCAATTGATTTACTAATTCATCAAACAAGAATGAAGAATGAAATTGGTACTATTGTTGCTGATAGACCACCAAAAGGGGAAGATAAAGAAAATCCAAATATAACGAAGGTAGTCACTAGTGAAACTACTAGTCATTGCATGTGGTTCTCGAGATTGCCCATGGTGGGACAAAAATATCATTGCGGAATATATTGTTTTCCAGTCAAAATATTAAGTAAATTGGCAAGTTATCGTCCTACTGAGAAGAGCAAGTCATATAGTCTGGAGCAATTAACATGGTTAGAAAACGGCTTTAAGATTCATTCAATTAATATTCCCAGAATGCCCCTGGGAGTTAATACGGAGGAAGACTTATTAAAGTATAGGGAATTACTAAATGAAGAGCATTGATATTATTACGCATTGCTATGCTAAGAAGTTGCCTCATTATGCTTACTGTCTGAGGTTGCAAATAGCATCGATTTTAAGGTATTTACCAGAAAATTTTGTGCGCATAACTGTTCCTTGCTCGGCTTCGGATGAATTAGTAATGGAGGAAATAAATAAGCATTCATTTGTGCATCCTTTATATTTAGAAGATGATGAGTTCAGTCACCGGGCTTTAGGCAGAAATAAAGCGGCTTTACAAACTGAATGTGATATCGTTTGGTTTTGTGATGCTGATTATTGTTTCCTTGGATCAGTACTAGATACACTCGCTAAATTCGATTGGCCGGCGGATGTTGCTATGATTTACCCAGAATGGATTCAATTTAGCATATCACATGAAAATGGGGACAAAATGTTGCTTGCGGCCGAACAAGGAAATATTCCTGTTGATATCATTGATCCTGCTGATTTTAGGGTAAAAAGGTATTGGAAAGCCATTGGTGGTGTACAAATTGTGCAAGGGGACTTTGCTAGAGAGCACGGATATTTGAAGGATACAGCATGGGTGGAACCGAATCCAATAATGTCTTGGCTTACTAGATGCGACATAGCTTATCGAAAATATTGTCTTACCATGGGGAAAATCTTGCCTATTAAATTACCAGGAGTATACAGAGTTCGGCATTCGGAAAGGTCTTATTAATGAAGAACAAATTAGCATCATTTGAAGAGCTCAAAATTCTAATGGGAAAACGCATCGCCGATTTGAGGGCGAATAAGCTTGGCGTTACTCAGTCCCAATTCTCGATACTCATGGGTGTTCACCAAGTAACTATTGCTTCTTGGGAGACAGGACACCAGATTCCTACTCGAGTTCATTTAGATAAAATGTGCGCATTATTCGGGGTGGATAGATTTGAATTAGAGCGGACAGAATCTATCTAAATTATTTTGCAAAATCTCTTCAGATTTCTTATTTTTCACTTGACTTTTTATAGTGAAATACCCTATAATATAAATGGTGCGGGGCGAGGTCAGGGGAAAGAAAGGAAGTGAGACATGGTTGCTTTGACAAGAACTGACATTCACCGGCCTTCGGCCATTCATCCCGAAAATTACGAGTTCGTGGATTGCGTTGCCATTGGCGGTCGGAATGTGGGCGATTTCATGGGAGTAATGGCAAATGCCGAGGCCATGAAGAACGTGCGCCGTCACATGGAAATGACGGGTGGCAAGTATTCCGGGCATGAGCATGGTGGCACCTGTCATGTTTGTGGTGCGCATGCACTTTATCTGGCAGTGTTTTATCACCCCGAAACCAATACTTACATAAGAACCGGCGAGGATTGCGCCGCGAAGATGGACATGCAGCAGCCGGAAGCTTTCCGCCACCTGCGGATAAGCGTTCAAAATTGGCGGGAAGCCAAAGCCGGCAGGGCCAAGGCCAAGCACATGTTGGAAGAGAAGGGAATGCCTCTGGCATGGGAAATTTACAAAAAATATTCGGAGCATGGCACTAATGATGCCTCGGCAGACGAATACACCGTTACGGACATCATGCACAATATCGTGCGGTATGGTCATATGAGTGAAAAACAGGAAAAATTCCTGCGCATTCTGATCAACCGGATAAACACTCGACCTGAGCGGGAAGCCAAGTGGGCGGCTGAGAAAGCCGCTGCAGCACCTTGTCCCACCGGACGCCAGGAAGTTTTCGGCATGGTGCTCAAGACTAAAATCCACGACAGCAATTTCGGACGGACTTTGAAAATGACGGTCAAAACCGATGATGGATGGGTCTGCTGGGGAACAGTGCCAACCGACATCGGTACAGTGACTGAGGAAGTGCCAATGCCCGGAAGTCCTGACAAGACTTGGCCCAGAACAAGAGGACTGGCCCATGGCGATAGAATCCGATTCACGGCAACATTCACGCCAAGTGATAACGACCCGAAATTCGGGTTCTTCAAGCGGCCTTCCAAAGCCGAATTCTTGGGTAAAACCGAAAAATCTTCAAATTAATCTGTTTTACCCATTGACTTTTTATAGTGTTCTACACTATAATAATAATGGTGCGGGGCGGGAGGAAGAAAGGACGGTGTGAGATGAAAAGGTTTTTCGGATGGTTCCAAGAAATGCGCAAGTTCTGGAGGCGTTGGATAGCTGGTCAAGATCTTGCGTACGCTTATTCCGCGTGCCCAATGCCGGCCAATATGGCCGAAAGCCGGGCGTTGATAAAGTTCGCTAAAGCGGCCCATAAGATATGGGACAACAGTTGAAAGGAAAGATTCCATGGCTGATAAATATCGAGTTTACCTAGTCCGCCTAGATCCGGAAATTTCTGCTTCACTCGATTTGAATCCGGCAGAGGATTTCCGATTTTACACGTCTTTCAAGACCCATGATGAGGCATTGGATTTCATGCGAGAAAATCCTTTGCCACCAGGTCTTATGTGGAAGGTGGAAACATTCGGGTGGATCGCCCGGTGGGAGAAACGACAAGCAGAATTGGAAGCAATGCGAAATCTTATCAAGTGGGCAGAGGAAGGATGCAAAAATGCGTGATTCTCAGCGTACGGCAGTGTACCGATGGGAAGATTTCATTCGAAGGAAGTTCCCAAGTTGTAATGATTCCTTGTCTTTCCATGAATGTGAATTGCTAGTCAAGCAAGTATGGAAGGATTACTTCGGTGGTCTTGCCAGATGTCCAGAAGTGAGGCGTGGCCGAGATAAAGGCCGAACGGCTAGTGGTGGTCTTTTTCGAATTACCTTGCCACCATGGGCAATGTGCAAGCTAGTGGTGCTCCACGAAGTGGCACATTCTATTGCCATGCATTCCGGTCATTATGAACCCCATGGGCCAGATTTCTGTCGGTTGATGTTGCAATTGTGGGAAGATTATGCAGATACCCCCACGAAACTTCTTATGAATTTGGCTGAAAAGCCTAGGCATAAGACATACCGTGGCCGCTATGGCCGGCGAGTTCAAATTGCCGAAGAACTCAAGATAATTCCAATGTCTCTTGCAGCAAAAAGAAGGAGCAAAGACGATGAAAACGATTAATTTTGGATATTTCAGTAACGAAGTGATCGCGAAACTGGTCGCCTGTTGCCTCAATGAAGATCCAAGAATTGCGTGCGCAGTGTTCCCAGTGGCTGGGACTAATCACCGCATTACAAAGGTGACAAGTGTCAAAGCCCTGGATGAAGAGTCTGAGGTCGTAAAAAGAGCAGTAAAGTGGGCATCGCATTTTGCAGATGAGTCCTATACGAAAGGATAAAACAATGAATTATTGTACTGATCATCGAACGACTGCTACTGCTCGTCGATGGTGGAATTCCATTGACGATGCCAAGATGACAGCGACATGTACGTATTATGAAGAGGACGATTCGGAAGTTGAGGCAACCGTGCCGATTAAATTCGAGGTCTGCCCGACTTGCAATGGCAAGGGCTCGCACGTTAATCCGAGCATCGATTGCAATGGTCTGTCCGCCGAGGATTTTGCGGAAGATCCCGATTTTTTCACTGATTATATGAGCGGCATGTATGATCAGCCATGTAATGAATGTGGTGGTCAACGTGTCGTGCCTATATGCCTCGATGAGCATGCTAATGAACGCATTCAAGCATGGATTGATGAGGAACTTGAATACCTGGCTGAACAGGCTTATGAAATGCGAATGGGGATTTGATATCTTTATCCACGAAAGAAATTTGTCAAAAAATCTTCAAATTAGTTGTTTTTTTCCTGTTGACTTTATAGCCTACAACCGTATAATATAAATGGTGTGGGGCGAGGTCAGGGGAAAGAAAGGAAGGTGCGAGATGCGTTCTGGAAAATGGGGATTTGACGTTCATTTTTATGTGCCGCAAGGCACGGTGAACGCTGGACGGATGTTTGCGCATGGCACTAAGGATTTTGCCTACAAGCAAGTAGAAAAAATGGCGGCAGAAAAAGCCCGCAAAGAACATCCTCGGACTTATCAAATGTGGATCGAATGCACTGGTTGCGAAGGGGGTTCAGCATGAACCGGATTCCTCCTGCGGCTTTTAATGCCCTGGAAGGTCGCCTGAGTAGGGCTCAGGCGGAATGGATTGAGGCTTGCCGCATTTATCAGCGTGCTGCCAAAAATCATTTTCCATGGGCTGCGGCTTACCACGAAATGGAAGAACTGGAAGACGAAATCACTAACATTCGCAAAATCCTCAGCAATTAGGAGAATTGTCATGCATGTCACATACTTTAATAACGATTACGTTCGCACCCATGGGAAAAATCCTAGAGGAACTGGTTCTTGGGTATTTACGGTGCGGTATTTTTTGCCTAATGCCCGTAAGTGGAAGTCGGAAATATATTCGGCTTATGGTTCACTTACCGAGGCACGTCACCAAGTTCTCGAAAAAGTAAAGAAGGATTTCGAGTGGAACGGTGGTGCGGCACCAGTAAGCATAGAAACCATGGGGTAAACTTTTTCAATGCTTGGAGGAAGCTTTCCCGGATGGGGACTGTTACTAGAAAGGACGGTAAAACATGGAACGCAAAACAATTCGAAAAGAAGAATTGGACAAGATTGTTTATCACAATACTGCGTGTATAAACCATCGGTCACGGGAGATGATTAAAGAATGGTGGGCTGAGTGGTGGGATCGAGGAGTGCAGAAGTCACCGAAAAAGACCATGACGATTTACAAGTTTAAGAAAATTGCTAATCTATTTTTGCTATGCAATGGCACTGTCTCAGCTAAGCGGGCAATGTGCTTCATTATCGAAGACGTGCTATTCAAAACCGAAAATTACGGTGGTTTTGTTTGGCGGGAATGGGTAGACGGCATGAATGTTCAATCAACGGATGACGATTATTTTGATCGTCGATATTATTGAAGGAGACGAAAATCTGGGATACGGCTTCAATATGTAAAATCTCTTTTATTTTGTCACCTGGATAATTTAATGGTTAAGGAAACAAGAGGCACAAAAAAATCAACCCCATTTTTTAAGGAGGACTATTATGAGTCACGAAATTACAATTAGAGAAGACGGATTTGCTGAGGCTGCTTTCGCCCTTACACCGGCATGGCATGGTCTGGGAACTGTCCTTGACCACCACATGACCAGTGCTGAGGCCATGGAGAAGGCAGGCTTGGATTGGCAAGTCTTGCAAGAGCCTGTGTACCGCAAGAGGGACACGGTAACTGGACCTAAGTTCCGGGAAGTTAGTGAGGCTTTCTTGAACGTCCGGTCAGACATCTCCGGCCCCGCCGGCGAACTGGGCTTTGTCACTGACCATTACCAAGTGGTTCAGAACACTGAGGCGTTCAAGTTCTTGGATTCCCTTGTGGAAGACAACAAGATGCGGTATGAATCCGCATTTTCGCTGCGAGGCGGAAAGACGGTTTGTATGCTGGCTCTCATGCCTGGCGCCCACGAAGTGGCAGAGGGGGATCACCTGCTCGACTATATCATGCTTAGCATGGCACATGACGGCACTGGTGCGATCCATTTCGGTCCTACTTCGGTGCGTGTGGTTTGCGCCAATACTCACCGATTGGCAATTGGTGGAAAGGGCATCAAGCGACTTTCCATTAATCACAAGGGCAACATCCAACAGAAGTTGGAAGAAGCAAAGGAAATTCTGCTTCTCGCTGGTGAGAAATTGGAGAACCATTCCGCAATTGCTAAGCGTTTGGCAGAGCACAAGATCACCGGCAAGGAATGGGCACACTACCTCGATTTGATGTGTCCCCTGCTTGATCCCATGGACCCAGATTTCACTGAGCGGCGCAATAACGCTGTTCTCGAGACTCGCATGTCCATCCAGGATTGTTTTCGCAATGAGCGCCAAGCGCTTGCTGCTAACACCGCCTGGGCGGCCTACAACGCCATAACTGAGCACATCGACCATCTCCCACGCCGAGGACGTGGACGACGTCGTGCCGAGGCTCGGTTCAACACTACCCTCTACGGGATGGGCCAGGACATGAAGGAACGGGCTTTGCAAGGAGCCTGTCGTATGGCAGACATCCAGTATGCCATCTAAGAAAACCATGGTGGATTCCTGGGGAATCGCCCCCAGGAAATCCACTTTTTATTTTTGAAGCGGGCATTGTCCTCGATAGGCTGATAGACTATAATGGGGATGTGAAGGGGCGTGGTTAGGACGAAAGAAAGGAGATTTAAGTACACGGCCGTTCTAGGGGTTTTCAATTCACATTATGGAGATTTGGATTATGGTCAAGGACATTAGAAAAGATGCTATTGAGGATACTTACCGTGACTTTGAAAAAATGCTTTTCAAATTGTGCTGGAAAGCAGTTAAGATTTACGGGGGAGATTTTGAGGGATACTTATCTACGGCGAATTTAGCCTTCATGAAGGCTTATTATAATTATGACCCCGAGAAGGGACAGAAGTTCAGCACTTTTCTTTACTGGTACGTACGTGGCATGATAATGTCCGGCGCAGAGCCGTATGCCATGGATCAAAATACTATCAATACTGGCGGGGACTTAGACATGACAGTTCACGCCCAAAAAGAATCCTTTAATATTGAGGAATTTTTTGACGATCTTTCGGACGATGCCAAGACGGTCGTTGGCATTATAACTCTCTATCCAGACAATTTGGACGACTTGCTGGAACTCACTGATATCGGTGAATGTGTTCGCAGTGGTTTGATAAAGAAATTGAGGAAACTTAACTGGTCAATTGCTCGTGTAAATGAATCTTTTTGTGAGATTCGGGAGGCCATAAAATGAGGTACAAAACTAAGAAACTTGGTAAGTATTATTGGATTACTGGTGATGGTGAATACGGGCCGTACGGTCCTTATGTCACCAAGAAAGAAGCCGATGCCGATCGCATCGGTTTGAACAAGACGGAACGCAATAAGAATGACCATGAGTACTTTTGCTCAGATGAGGTGCTATGACAATCAAAGCATTTCCATATCAAAAGAAATGCGTCCGCAAAATGGAAGCATTTGGTGGGCGCTCATTACTTAGCGCAGATATGGGTCTCGGTAAGACGCCTATGTCCTTATGGTTCATGGCTCGAAATAAAGCCTGGCCGGCGTTGATTGTTTGTCCTGCTTCTGTAAAATATCAATGGCAAGCAGAAGTCTATAAATTCTTGAAGGTAGAAGCTGTCGTTGGAGAAGGTCGTAAACCACCCAAAGAAAAATTTACCGACAAGATATTGATTATCAATTATGACATCTTCGCTTTCTGGTTACCATGGTTCTGGAAGCAAGAATTTGAAACACTGGTGATTGATGAATGTCAATGCATTGGTAATCCAAAAGCGAAACGTACTCAAGCTATCCGCAAATTATCTACCAGTATTCCACATATTCTCGCATTATCAGGAACCCCATTGCTCAACAGACCTATCGAACTTTTTCCAGTATTGAATATACTGAAACCGAATACGTTTACTAGTCGATTTGATTTCGGCATGAAATATTGCAATGGCAGAGAAACACCTTGGGGATGGGATTTCAAAGGTGCTTCTAATACATTAAAGTTAAATGAATTGCTTACTAATAAATGCATGGTACGAGTTAAGAAATCCGTAATTGCTGACCAATTGCCGGAAAAGATAAGGCAAATTGTTCCAATCACTTTATCCAATGAAAGTGAGTATAGCAGAGCAGTTAAGGACTTCATTGGCTGGTTGCGAACTCAAGATCCTGGTGCTGCTTACCGTGCCGCCAATGCGGAATCATTAGTCAAAGCAGGTTATTTGCTGAGATTAATTGCCAAGTTAAAATTGAAAAAAACAGTCGAATGGATTAATGACCATCTCATGGAGATGGATGAAAAATTAGTGGTATTTGCTGTCCATAAAAAAATGGTGGAAGCATTGCACCGCAGAATCAAAGCCAAAAGTGTCATGCTTTATGGTAAGACTTCTGCCAATGATAAAAGGAAAGCCGTGGATGCTTTTCAAAATGATGTGGATACTAGGGTATTGGTTGGAAACATTAAAACGGCGGGAACAGGTCTTAATCTTACCGCAGCTTGTAATGTCGTATTTACAGAACTAAGTTGGACGCCGGCGTCTCATTTGCAAGCAGAGGACAGGTGCTGGCGCATTGGTCAAAAGTACCCAGTTTGGGCACATTATTTAATTGCTAAAAGAACCATGGAAGAAACGCTTTGCGATGTCCTTCAAACAAAGAATAGGAATATCAATCACATCATCGATGGCAAGGCACCAGATGGGAATTCGAATATCTTTAATGAGGTACTTGCGTTACTTGGAAAATAAATATGAGTATTAAAGACTTTCTAGATGAACATCGAATTCCTTACAAAGACAGTGCTAGTCATAAAAATGTCCGTCAAGGGTGGATAGGAATCGATTGTCCTCATTGTGGGGAAGGCACTGGAAAATACCACTTGGGCATTAATATTGATGAAGGTTTTGCCAATTGTTGGCAATGTGGACCGCAATCAATATTCAAGATTCTTGCTAATCTTACAGGGCTTTCTTTTAAGGTCATTCGTGACAAGCTAGGATCTTTTGGTTCTGGGATGGGCAAATCGGGCCGAGAAGGCGGCTTACATGGGCGTTTACAAGTCCCAAAAGGTTTGACCGATATAGGAAGCCTAGAGACTAAGTACCTCTTACAACGCGGATTTAGCGCCGATAACATTAGAAAATTATGGGGTGTCCAAGCTACATCTAGGCTTGGTATATTGCAATTTCGTTTATGGATACCTGTCTACCACCATGGGATACTGGAGACATGGACGACACGATCCATTGGAAGTGAAAGTGCTGCTAAATATGTGCACGCAAAACCAGAGCAAGAACGTACGCCAATTAAGCATTTGCTTTATGGTGAGGATTACGCTCGTCATTCTATTGTTATAACAGAAGGTGTACTGGATGCCTGGGCTATTGGCCCTGGTGCAGTAGCATTATTCGGATTGAACTATACATCTCAACAGATAAAGAAAATGTCTAAGTACCCTATTAGAGCAATATGCTTAGACAATGAGAAACAGGCTAAAAGAAAAGCAAGGGAATTGTATAAAGAATTGTCTTGTTTCCCTGGGGAAACGACTTTGCTCGAATTAGAAACTGGCAATGATCCGGCGGATTGTGAACCATCGGAAATAGAGGAAATTAGGAAACATTTTTGCAAGGAAGTGTAAAATGAGAAAATTGCTTATTTTTTTAGTTCTATGGTGTGCGGTGGTGGGCTGCTCTGCCGATCGGGGTGCTAGGGTTGCCATTAGTGTTAATCCTTATGACCTTGATAATACTGAAATTCGTATTTATTATGATTTAGAAAAGGATTAGTATGGATATTTCTGAGATTCGTAATCGCCTCGATTTAATTGAAAATTGTCGTGATGATTTTGAAAGAGCCAGTATTCTGGAGAAAGAACTGTTCCGTGATTTTGTTGCTTCTGTTATAATTGATTCCCATGATGATTTACGTACTAAAGCGAAATTAGTACTAACTTCGCTTGACATTGATTTTTTTAGGCTACGTTCATGATTACTGCTAGTGTAGCGTCTTTACGCACTCGTCGGCGTGGATTGCAAATGGTTTGTAAACGGATTCTTTCTCAAGTGGATAAGCTTCAGGTTTATCTAAATTATAGAAATCACGTTCCTTATTTTTTGAGACGGGAATCGAAAGTTGAGGTATTAACTGCAGAAGATTTTGGTGACATGAAAGATGCCGGCAAATTTATGTGGGCGGATAAAGTAGAAGGTTATCATTTTACTCTTGATGATGATATGATTTATCCTTGGGATTATGTTCGTCGAATGATCGACAAAATTGAACAATATGATCGCAAGGCCATTGTCGGTGTTCATGGTGCTTCTTTTACTACAACGACACCTACTAAATATTATTGCGATCGTTTTGTTTTTAGTTATTGTGAGGAAGTTCCGCAAGATATTATTGTGCACATTCTTGGTACCGGCACCATGGCTTATCATGCGGACACAATTCAATTTAATATTCTTGATTTCCCAGTAGGCAATATGTCTGATATTTGGGCAGCATTAAAAGCCCAGCGCAAGCAAGTTCCCATGGTGTGCATAGATAGGACAAAAGATTGGATCATTTCTAACAATCGGTTCGATGCAGAGCCCAGTATTTTCCGGTGTTTAGCCATGCGACCTGACCGTCTTGATTTAATTAATGCCATACAATCTATTAAAAAATGGCGTTTCTTTGGCAGAAAAATGCTGGAAAATACTTGTCCTCGATAGCCCAATAGACTATAATAAAAGCGTTGAGGGGCGAGGTCAGGGGAAAGAAAGGAAGTGAGACATGGCCGTTCTTGCTGCTGAAAAAGCCCGTTCATTGAGCATCGAAGATGTTCTTTACGAACTCTACGGAGTGGGAATAATGGGTGCCCCTACTGAGGCACTTATATGGGCAGCCGAGAAATTGATGCCTTTGGTACGGGCCAAGTCTGAACTCCGCCGGGCGAATGCGCTCCGGCAAAAATATGGTGCCCCGCTGGCTTATCCGGCTTACGGCACTCGTCTTTTTTGAGAAAGGAAAGATTCCGATGAAGAAGAGTAAATTAGCCCCTATTACTACCTTGATGGAATTGGCTTACAAAGCGGCCAGAAACGAAAAATACGAAGAATTGGCCATACTAGCGGCCAGGAATCTTGGTGGAGATACCGGCAGGAACTTGCAAGAATGTTTAGATTGGCTGGAAATTAATGCCATGGAAACCAATGAAGAAGGCGTGGTCGACGAAATAAATGCTTGCATAGATCTCCTCAGTTGGGATGAGTAAAAGATACTTAAGTATCTATAAAATAGATATTTTAGAGAATTTTGAGAAAAACCCCATACACCCATGGATTGGGCTTGGGGGTTTTTTTGTGACCTCATATAATAAGGAGCCCTAACACAATTACCTAATCCAGGTTCACCGAGAAGGGTTCAGAAGTATGCTATTATTTCACCCATCCTTACGGCCCGTCCTAGTTAGGGCATTGTCTGCGACAATGAGGACGGGCCGCTCTTTTGCCTATAAAATAAGGGTACGCAAATGTCTAATGAATACCATGAACCACAATTTCGTGGCTGTTGGATTCCTTACTATGTTTTGGAATTATTCGAAGAAGGGGAGATAAATGCTAAGGAAATGGTACTGCTAACCATTATCGATTCTTTATCAAAAGGCCAAGAAGGGTGCTTTGCTACCAATGCTTACTTAGGGGAAAGAACTAAGGTAAGTGAAGGACAAGCCCATAGAATGGTCAGTCATCTAAAGAAGCTAGGGTTGCTAAAACAGACGAAATTCGATGGCCGCCGGCGGTGGTTAATTCCTTCATATGGTCAAGATACAAGGGGGGATACAAAGGGGGATACAACCGAGGAATCAACGTCGGACAGGGTAAGCAAAAATGCGGATGCAGGCTCCACAAAAATGCGGAGGCAGGGTAAGCAAAAATGCGGAGGCAGGGTAAGCAAAAATGCGTACCATAATAATAAAGTCTATAAACCAAGTTTACCGGTAAAAGAGAATATTTCTACCTACGGTAAAAATATAGCGAGCCAAGGCTCGCAGTGTGTGAACAAAAAGAAGAAATCTAAACCATCTAAAAAATCATTGGGATTACCGAAAACTTTTGAACGGGTGGCAGCAGCAGAGCTTCGTAGCATTTTATTTGAAAATGATTCTGATTTAACTTGGCAAGCCTATAAACCAGATCGTCGCTTGGGAAGAAGAAAACCAGATTTAGATGACCTGGCTAAAATCTTTGTCAAATTGCGGGTTGAAAGAAATGTTCCTATTGATGTCATAGACGACACGCTTGAATGGTTGCGCATGAACTGGGGAAAGAAGTATGTTCCTAGAATAGGAAAGATACAAGACATTTTGGACAAGTGGGGACAATTCCAAGATGCTAGGGTTAGATTTACCCCAGAAGAGGATAATGCGGGTAGAACTAAGCGTATTGCACAAATGATAAGCGAGGAAACATAGAATGCTAAAGGAATTAGAAAATAATGAAAAGCGTCTTCAATTATTGATAAGCATGGCTGATTGTTATCAAAAGAAATATACCGACGATGCTTTAAGATTGATGGGCAAAGCACTGGTCAATATACCGGTTGATGGTTTGGAAAGAGTTATTTCTGAATTGATTACGGAATCTAAATGGTTGCCTACGGTGTCGGAGATTGTTCAGGCCTGGAAGGAATCAAAACAGATAGAGGAAACAAATATCAAGGATTTAGTATATGCATGGTTGCGGCATAATACTAATTGGAATATGAATGCTCCAGTGGCTCAATCATTAGTGGATGAGGCATTAATAGGATTAGGGCATTCAGAAGGAATCATTCGGGCATCTGAGTTATGAAATCACAGTCGCAAAATGGATTAGAATTGCGGCGCATACTTTCCGCCATGGTGATGGATAATATTGTATGCGCAAGAATCTCCAGTCAGTGGGGAAGCAATGGGTTATTTGATTCTAAATGGGCCGATTTGGTGGGTGGGTGGTGTGTTAATTATTTTCGCAAGTATAAGGCACCACCGAAAGATCACATTCAATCTATATATGAGGAATGGAATAATAATACAAGAGATGAGACGACAGCCGGCGTTGTCTTCGATTTTCTTGAAGATTTATCTAATGAATATTCTACGGATGAGAGCCGTTCTTCTGAGTATATTCTGGATAGGGCAGGGGAGTATTTCAATAAGGTTCGACTTCGCAAGGCTATGGAGGAAGCCGAATTTGAGATGGATAGGGGCAAGGTTAAATCAGCCCACAATTTGCTACAGACTTTAGATAAGGTAGAATTAGGGGAAGGGGCTTTAGTAAAACCCGCTGAAAATTATGAGGCATGGCGTGCTGCTTATGATAGTGAGGAAACAGAACAGTTGATCCATTACCCTGGCATAATGGATGAGTTTATAGGTGCTGATATGGTACGAGATAATTTTGTAGCTTTTATGGGTCTTGATAAAAGTGGCAAAAGTATGTACCTTATGGATGGAGCTTACCGGGGGGTAAAGAATAGAAAGAAAGTGGCATACTTCGAATGTGGGGATATGAGTCAAAACCAAGTGCTGCGCCGATTGGGACAGAGATCCGCTAGGAAACCTAACAAGCCTGGCGTCATTACTTTGCCTACTTTTATAGACCATGATGATACTATTGAAACTAAGGAAAAATCATTTGATGAGGCTGTTACTGCGCAAGAAGGCTTTCGGGCCTTCCGTAAACGGTGCCGGGGCAAGGACTTGTTTCGGTTAAGTTGCCATCCTAATAGCAGCATTGATGTACCTACCATATCTGGGATAGCACAAGATTGGGCTAGAGAAGGATGGGTTGCTGATATCATTGCAATTGATTATGCGGACATTCTAGCGGCCCCACCCACGACTAGGGATAATCTTGAAGAAATCGATATGACATGGCGGTTACTCCGCAGGCTAGCTCAGGAGATGCATTGCTTGGTTTTAACAGCGACTCAGGCTAAAGCTTCTGCCTACACCATGAAAGGAAAGGTATTAAGGAAAGAGCACTTCTCAGGCCGCAAGACAAAATTGGCTCATGTTTCCGGAATGATAGGCATTGCTGTTTCAAATGATGATAAGCAGAAAGGGATTTCTAAATTAAATTGGGTAGTTAAGCGGGATGGTTATTATAATGAAGATAGGTATATAAATGTGGCTGGTTGCTATCCAATATGCAGTCCTTGTTCAATTTCTGAATAAATTCTTCAAATGGCGCTTGAAATTTTATTTCGTGATGTGTATAATAAGGGTGTAAGGGGGTGAGATTGAGACTCGCCCCGGAAATTGAGCCCCTTAGAAAAAGGAAAGAAACATGAAAGTTTTACGTGAGGATGTGATTTCGTTGGCTACTGCTCTTGGATATAAGAACGCCACGAAATGGGACAAGAAACGGATGACCCGCAAATTGGCGGAAGTCGTTGGACTTGCCAAGGAATCCGAAATCGAGGTCGAAGAGGGAACCGAAGACGAAGAGAAGTTGAATGCTCTACTTGCGGCCATGGCTGCAAGTGAGGAAGAAGTGGAAATTGTCACTGACCCCGCTGAAGCCGACGAAATCAAAGTCGTTGATGAAGTTGACGACGATGAGGACGACGATGAGGATGAGGACGACGAAGCCGAGGACGATGAAGCCGAGGAAATCGACGGAGAAGTTGAGGTCGATGAAGAGGTCGAGGCCAAGAAGAAGGCCAAGAAGGACAAAAAGAAAGGTAAGAAGAAAGAGAAGAAACTTACCAAGAAGGAAGTCTGCATCCGCATGGTCAGCCGAGATGGTGGTGCTACTTTGGAAGAGATGGGTGAAGAGATCACCGCTTGCGGTGTCGACCCTGATACCGAGAAGAACACCAAGACGGCCAAGCTCTGGATGCCCAAGATTGGTTTCAAGGTCAAACTTGACAAGAAAACTGGAAAGTACTCCAAAGCAGAATGAGTAGAAAAATCGTACTAAAGATCGATGGGGATACAAACCCTAAAGATGTTTATTGCACTACTTACCAAATGCGCAATTTCTTTCGGCAGCTTGGAGATGGATTTTTCTCCTCACTAGATGTTATGAATTATATTCAACATCTAGTAGCTGTCGATAGAATGCGTTCCAAGCAACGTGTCTTGGATGTTTGTTGTGGCAGGGGGTTGCTCCTGCCTTTGATAAGGTGGTCAAAAAAATCTGTCGAATATGTGGGGGTAGACATTTCTGAGAAGAATCTCAAGGAACAAGCCAGGTGGTCTGGAAACAAGAATATTTCCGATGAAGGTTTGGAATATTATAGTTTCCCGATTAGACAAGTGGTCTGTTCTTGTGAAGAAATGTCTAGTAAATTAGAGCACAAATCTTTTGATTGTGTAATTTACACTTCTGCTATTGAGCACATGCAAAAGGAAGTTGGTTATCGATCTCTGGAGAATTGTTTCGAGTTAATGAAGGACGATGGGTGGATGTTCCTGTCTTGTCCTAATACTCAAGATAAGACAGATCCTTATGATACTCAATATGCCGCTCATGTTTATGAATGGGGCTTGGGGGAATTGCGTGAGGCCTTGGACAAGGTGGGTTTTGAAGTTACCGAGGAGTATGGTCTAGTAGGCAAAGTTCGGGACTTTGAAAAGTTCATGGGGACGCAATCTGCTGAGGAACAAGATTTATATCGAAGATTCAAAAATTACTTACCATCTAAGTTTCTCATGGCGTTCATGCCAATTCTTTATCCAGAAGGTGCTGCTGAGGTATTGCTAATTTGCAAAAAGAAAGGTCATGGCGTGTCCACTAAAAAAGTCATTAAAGATGGAAAGAAGAAGTCTGAGAAACGGAAATTATTGGTACCACCGGTAAGTGCTAATTGGGAGAAGGATTTTGAAGCCGCCGGCGTTAAGGTTCCCAGGCATAAGAAAGTCATAAAATTGTTATCCAGGTCGGATACAATGTTGATTTCTAATTGCTCTCGGACAAAAGGGACACAAGGGGACGTTGCTTTTCCTAAGAAATTTTATCTAGGTTCTAATGCCCAGAAGACAATAAAATTTGCAGAACAATTGAATATTCCTTACGGAATCTTGTCCGATCTTTATGGGATACATTATCATGATGAGGCTTTGGCATTCTATGATATCCATCCAACTGAAGTTCCGGATAAGGAGGAACTTGCAAGGGTGCTTAAGAAAAAATGTGAAGAAAGGGGGGTGAAACAGGTTATTTATTGCCAGTCTTCTCCAGCCATGGGCAGATTTTACATTGACTTACTATTAATGGCAGGGCTCAAGGTGTATTACGTAACATCACTGCGGGCCAAGCCAAAAGGATTTGGATTGAAAGTGAGAAAATGAAAGTAACTAAAAGAGTTGAATTTGATGCTGCTCATCGTTTGTATAAATACAATGGTCCTTGTGCTAATTTTCATGGACATCGTTATGTAATAGACGTAACTATTGATGGGCCGGTTCTGGAAAATGGCATGGTGGTAGATTTCAAAATTCTTAGTAGGCAGATAAAGGATTTTGTTATGGAGAAATGGGATCATGCTTTGATAATGAATCGAGATGATCCAAAAGTACAAGAGATGTGGGAAGTGGGAAAAGTATACATTATGAAGATAGATGGGAATCCCACCGCTGAGAACATGGTTCTGGAATTCTGGAATGCTTGGAAGGAAATTCCAGGCACTACACTTGTCACCGTCCGGTTGTACGAGACACCTGATAGCTGGGCGGAGATGAGCCGATGAATGAGCAACCAATAGAAAAGACCTGTTGTGATAATGGTGAAACTCTAGATGTAGCTGATATCTTTTATTCTATTCAGGGGGAAGGTCCAGATGCGGGGGCACCGGCTGTCTTTATTAGATTAGCTGGTTGTAATTTGAAATGTTATTTCTGTGATACAGATTACACTTCTGTGCGCCAGAAAATGACAGTGGATGAAATTGTGCGACAATGTTGTTCGTTAATTAATTGTTTAATAGTTGATTGCATTCCGACTGAATTTGTTGTCATAACTGGTGGGGAGCCGTTCCGTCAAAATATTACTAAATTGGTAAATGGATTACATGAGGCAGGATTCTTTCCCCAGGTGGAAACTAATGGTACTTGTGGCACTAGAGGTTTGAATCACCATGATATGTCTGTTATTTGTAGTCCGAAAGGTCCAATTGTTCACCATGATATAAAGATGTGTGTTAGTGCCGCTAAATATGTAGGAAGGGCAGGAGAACTTGACGAAAACGATGGTCTTCCAATTGGACTATATCGTTTCCGGGATGTGCCAATTTTTTTACAGCCCATGGATGAGAAAGATCCAATCAAGACGTCTGCTAATTTAGAGGCGGTTATTGAAAGTTGCAAGAAATTTGGACATATATTATCTCTTCAAATACATAAGATTATCGGGGTAGAATAGAAAGGTTATGAAATGAGTAAACCAAAAGCGATTGTATGTCTAAGTGGTGGTTTGG